TGCACTTGCAGAGTTATTTGCAGCGGTCGTCGCATTTTTAGCGAAACTTGTAGCGGCATTTGCGGCGCTTGCTGCTGACCGCGCTGCCGTCGTAGCGTCTTCTGCATTTGAAATTGCAGTATCAATATCGCCAACTTTCGCGTTAATAGCAGCGTTAATCAGCGGAACGGCCAATTCCGGAATTGCCGCATTCACCAACGGTTCAGTGATATTTTTAACGGCGGCTTCAATCATCGGTGTTAGTGTTCCATCGGAGGCCATTTGATCTTCGCGTTAACGTCGTTTGAAATATCCAGATTATCGAGATAATCTTCGCACCATTTTTTCAGGGTTTCAAAATCCAGTCCCAACTGTTTTACCGTTTGAATAATCCAATCAAGATTCAGTTCATGCGGATTAGTATACGGCCAAAGATGAATTGTTGAATCGGGCATAATATCATTCCTTTCTTTAATAAACCATTACGCACAATTCGTGCGCAAAGTCATCAGCGATTTGTTTGTACATATTTAGATAAATATTTCTTTGCAACTCGATCATTTCAGGCGCTGTCAGTCGTCCGGTTGCGCCGGAAATCTTGATATCGCGGTTTGTATCCTGTGCGCCGTCGTGCGTACTCTCTCCCGAAACTTTATCTCTACTGTTTCCAGAAACGGATGCTGAACCATTCTCAGTATTAGATTCGGTGTCAACACCATTTGTTTGAGTGCGAGAAGCTGTTTGCAATGCTATGCTATTATAGGCAGTATTGCTCAACGTTTGAGTATTACCGGTTGTTACGCTTTTTTCGTTGCTTCTGCTATCGCTGCTATTGGCAGAATTTTCACGATCTGTTGTACTGTTTCGTGACCGGGTATATTTATCTTTTACGTTTTTATTTTCATTCCATGATTCCGTAAAGTCGATAAGTGGATCGTACTCAGCAGTAGCAGTTTTCAGAAAATATTCCCATTTATCACTATAGATATCACACAAAACTTTAATAGCATCTTGCATAATATCAAAGTTCGGGAACGTCAGTTCAAATGAATAGCAGCGTTTACGAATATAACTGATTGCGCGGTTTTTATCTAGTCCATTTGGAACGGTGAAATATTTGAATATGGTGTTTGACCAATCAATTTCCGTTCCGTTTATCGTTGGCGGTTTGTACGCCAACATCCCCTCGATTGTCAATGTTGCCATTTTGTTCTTCACCTCTTTTCTGTTCAGTCAACTGAATTCGCCAATCAACGCTCAACTGCGCATCCGGAAAATGTTCGTTGATCTTCTTGATATCTTGTTTCCAATTTTGCATCCACATTTCCATGCGGGAAATAGTTTCAACATTATTCGCATTCACTTCGTCAACAAGCATCCGTTCTTTCTTTTCCGTGTTGGCGTTCGGAATACCAATTTCTGTTGCAAATTGATTTTCAATTTTTCGCATATCTTCCAGTATCTCAGTCACAAGATAGTTTTTAGACAAATCCTGTGAAAACATTTCCCAGTTTTTATTGCCGGTCGTGTTATCAACAAGTTTCTTGTCGATAACAACACATGGTTCACCTTGTGAAATTTGTCCAAACATCTTCCGGAACGCTTTCGCGACCGCGTCATTTTCAGCGAAAAATACATAGCCAAATTGCGTCGTATTCAAGTTTGCCATCATAGTCTGTTCGCACAAGGCAAGTTTTGCCGCGTAGCGGTTGACCATATCGAGAATGCCGCAGTAGTCAGGCGTCAGTGTCAACAATTCAGAATCTTCGCCAAAGGTCAATTCATAGGTTTTTGTAGTATCTGGAAGTGTTACAATACATCCCGTCGGCTGGTAGTAGATGTTGTAGCCTTTAAGTCCCGGACGTGCAAAGATTGTACCGTATTCTGGCGTATTGAAAATTACAATCGAACCCCAACAATAGAGTGTATATAGAAAATAGTTTTCCGCCCAATCCGGATTCATCTTCCACTTTGCAACGCTCATTGCGCGTTGAAGTAGATAGCGCCTGTAATATGCCGCCGCAACGTTATCGAGGTTGTGAATTGTCGATGGTACAATTGTACCGTCGTATAGATTCAGCATATCGTAACTTGCAGGGATGAAATTATTCATAGAAAAAACCCCCATTCAAGTATGCATTTATTTCGTCAAGTTCTCCATCAGTCGCAGGCGCTTCACAATGCGCATCAATTACTTTTACATATCCAGTGTAATTTGAAATTTTGTTACGTTTATAAACAGGATATCCCACATCCTGATAATCAGGCAGTTGTACAGCGGTATCGATAGAATAAATTACGATAAACGGAAATGCATATAAAAAACTTCGGTTTCCCATATTGCCGGAAAAATTAACACTTAATGTTGCGGGATTTCCCATTAAATTAAACACGGCTCCAACTTTATTGAGTTCTGATAGCGCTTTATTGGATTGCGCGTTATTATATGCATCGGCATTTAATGTTTTTGTTGTTGCGGCTGGAAATAGCACTTGCATAGCGGTATTTGTAAAATTGGTTACAATATCGCCACCGCGTGTTTTAGACGCAGCATATGTTGCGCTTAATGGATATGACACCCCGATTGTTGCCGGTATTATCAGTAACGGCGCTTCGCTTGTATTAGCATAAATCCGATATATACCATCACCTGTAAAATTGTCAATAGTCAATGTTACTTGTAATGTATTCGCTGTTATAAGCGAATCTGATTCTATTTTTTGTAAACCAAATCCGGGTAAATATATATAAATTGAATGAAAACGCGAATTATTTAGATATTGTCCTAATGCTGTCGCGTGCTGTGGATGTTTAGGTACTGCAATATTATTTACACTAATCGAACTGTTGAATCCTATTGTAGACGCGCTTCCTGTTACTGGGATTCTATACCATCCTAATTTTATTTCCGTAACTTTGGTTGTACTTGAATATAGATTTAATGGATACCATTTACAATCGACAAGAAATTGAAACGGATCAAGATTTGCTTTTAAAATTTCTTGTGGTATATCTGCATATGTAGTTTGCGTACTGTCAGTCAAATTACGAATCAAAGAATCCATTGCAATTTGATCTAGCGCATAATATGTAATAGCACTTGATGGAAGCAAATTGGAGGGGTCAGGACCTTTTACACCAATAACATATGTACCGCCCAATGGCGAAACATTTTCAGCTGTAAAAAGTCTATAAGTATTGTAATTATTTAGTGTTGCGTAACTTTTACCAATGGTAAGAGTATCTATAATAGAACCATCTCCGCCATTAGCAGCACGTTCTATATACAATGTACTGTTACCGATATATGGTTTCCATGTTGCTAAAACATCCACCGACAATCGTATATACCATAAACCATCTTTGAAAATATATTTTGTCACGAAATAGTATCTATTCCAAATAGCTATATAACAATAGTTATAATTTGATTCTACTTCGGTATTCGTACCAGATAAAATAATTGTCGGATTTATGATATCGCAATCTGTTTTAATTTCGCATTGATATGTTCTCGGCGTTCCTGCGGGACGTTTTGTGGAATTAAGTTTTTTCGCAAACGAATAAAATTTAACTTCAAAAGCCATTATTTACTCCTTTCCGTTCAGTCAACTGAACAAAAAACAGGACGCATTACACGTCCTGTTTTCTATAAATCTTAATCCAGCAACAGAACAATGCCGTTTTCAGTGAAGTCGTTCCAATATCTATGCGTAAAGTGATAGAACAGATTCGTATAACCGCCAGCCGCATTAAACGGAGTTGCCGCGCTCCATTCATTACAAATATTGTAACCCAGAGCGTCGCGATCGAACAATACGCCAAACACTTTAGCGTTATTCACCGCCGTTTCTGGAGACGCCAACGTGCCGTCCGGTTTCATATATACCGGAATCGTATTGATCGTAGACGGCGATTTGATCGACTGCCAGAAATTGACGTTTTCATGGTCAGCCCACCGCAGATAGTTGTCATGATATGCATCAGCAAGAACGCGTGTATTAGTTTGGAAAACCGTCGGCGTATTCAGATAGACTCGCATATCGCCCGGATTCGTATGACGTTCAATCGGCAGACCAGTGAAATTCGTATGATAAATCGACGAACGTTCGGTCATCATCTGCGCGGCTGTTGCAACTTCCGCGAATACCCATTTCATAAAGTGATCGAAATTCGCGGGCTGCATTACAGTATCTTTATCTTGAATACCCATGGCCGCCGCGTATTCCGTTACCAAATGCCGCACGCAGTTTTCATTATTTTCTGCAATTCGTCCCGCAATGAAGTTGCAAAGAATGGCACGAGCCATATTTTCATTTGCCTGTTCGATCTGATTAGAAACGTTTTCCGCAATCATAGAATAAAACTGCGCAAATTCTCCGGGATTGCTGAATGCAACATCCAGCTGATCTTTATAAATCGTTGGCGACTGTTTCTGCCACGTGATCGAACCGTAAAAGTTAGTTTGTTTTACAGCAGGTTTTTTAACTTTATACATATCGATCGATTGGCCGTCAACCAGTTCAAAGGCCTGGTTGTCATCGAACGCCTGATCGGACAGCTGCAACTTTCTAACGATGTTTCCCCATCTATCACGCGAAATTTGCACGCCCTTAAACTTCGCAGTGTAAGGACGAGAGGAAAAAATCGTTCTCGTCAAAACCTGCCCAATTGCATTCAATATCGGGTCATACCCGGCTTTCAAACCTACTTGCGCAACGGTAGCAAAATCTGCACCATTAAGAGCAGAAATATTGGAATTTCCGGTAGCCTGAGAAACAACACTGTTAAGTACAGTCGAGGCCTGTTCAACAGTCAATTCGTTTACTGCCATATTTATTTACCTCCCTCGGGCGCTTTATAGCCCAACAAAAATTTATTAATATCATCAACGGTTTCTGCTTTCGCGCCGTTACTGATATCCCGATTGACATTATGCCGCTGCATATCTTGCACGGTATTAGAAAGCTGCAAAATGCTATTTTGCATCGAACGCAGCGTTTCAGTTACATCGTCCGGCGCGTTATCGGACGTCGGATTGATTTGTGCAGGCTCGGATTCAGTTGACTGAATCGAAGTGTTTTGATTGATTGCAACTTCTTGTGCAGTCAAACTTGTAATTTCTTGTTTGGTAAATCCGGCCGTTACCAATGCGCACAATTGCTCAACACTGATACTCATTTCTGCATCTCCTTCAAAAGTTCATTTACTCGCTCCTGCACGGCTTCATACTTATCGCCCAAAGCATTTTTCCGTGCAGCCCCGTTTCCATATTTTCCGCGAATAACATCCCATGCCAGTTGATCGATATCGTCGGAAATATAAGAATTTTTTTCGGAAATTCCCGTTTACCCGCAAGATAAAGTTCGGGGTCTACTTCTTTACCGTCAATCGACATTTTAGTATGCAAGTGTTTGCCCCTTGCATATTTTCCGGTTTTCCCCTCATGACCTACAATATCTCCGGTTTTTACCTGCTTCCCTGTGGACGTCAGCAACTTCGCCAAATGGCAATAAGTAATCGAAATGTAATTATTCGATACGGTTACAACGTTTCCGTACCATCTGTCGAAATATGCTTCGGTTACTACGCCATCCATTACCGAATGCACGGGAGTGTATAAATGCCCTTTGGTATAATTTCCTACGCTATCAATAGCGCGATGAACATTTGTATAACGCTGAGAAATATACCCTCTCGTATCACTGTTCCCCTTATAAGGAAGCCAATTTTGGTAAACAATTTTGTATTTAGCCATTTTTCCTCTCTCCTTCCAACAGTACACGCAAATCAACCATGGCTTGCGTGTTTCGTTCAATTGCTTCTCGCATTTGCGAAAGCATTTCCGAATTTTTGGTGTTCAAATCCGCGACCTCTTCGCGGTGCTGCGTAGTGATTTTTTCGATATCACTTCGATATGTTTTATGTTGCATATAAATGTAATATCCCATTGCAAAACAAATTGCTGCAAGAACACCAAAATTTTGCAGAATGTTCATGAAAGTTTCCATCTTTTTCACCTCCTCGATTGCTCAATTTCACCGGCAATTTGAAGAAGAATAACTATAATAAGTTCTAACATTATGTATATCGGAACCATAATTTTTCACCTCCAAATTTCAGCGCTCGAATGATAGGCCGGATTCGTTAGGTTCTCACCCTCTGCGCACCCGATTCCGTCGGGCTGATTGTTTCAGCGCTTCCGGCCTATCGTTCCAACGCTGAATTCAGTCAACTGAATCAGCGTTGAACAAAATCGAAAAATGCTTCAAAAGCGACTTTCTCGGTATATGTTTCAAATCTAACTTTACCGTTTAAGTATGCCATTTTTAGAAATGCGAATCGTGCTCGAAATTGACGTGCTTCTGCGCCAAAGGCTTGATAGCATTTCACACTTTTCGGAATTGTGCTTGTTACATAAAATAACGAGTTGTCTCTGTTACAAAAGATTCCGATATTACCTATTGCGCATACAGGCGTGAACGGTTTCAAATTGTAACTTTGAACATATGCGAAATCATCGTTGTTAAATTCGTTTTCAATTGCCATCTTCGCGTACTCAGATTTTTCCCCCGCCATTCGATATAGTGCAGTTTCTTTTTTCTGAATACTAATTGGCGAATTTTTAAAATTTATTAACAAAGTGTCTCTATCTCGCAAATCTGTAACTTCTCTGCCTGTCTCAATCATTCTACCGTAATACTTCATCAGCCCCAAATCGATAAAATACGGGTTTGCCAGAGAATCGCTATTTGATAATCCAGTGAATCTAACAGCTGGTTCGCCTTGTAATTCGCGGTTCCTGTTCACAGTTTCATAAAGATTGAGTAGTGCAAAGCATTCTTTTTTAATTGGGCGGGCGTGCGGTTCGGGAACGAACTCGTCATAAATGATATCCTGCACAACGTCAGCATTCAGACCGCGCACGTTATAAAAGGTTGACAATGCAGACATATAGCCGACAAGTTCCTTTTTATCATCTCCTAACACACGATAAATTCGCGTCAAGTCCTCATGCGGGACATCCTCATATTTATATTCTTCGTTATACATTTTAGCGATAGGATTCAAAGGTGAAAAGTCTTTGGATTTAACTGCTTGATATTGTTTCGCCGTACGTCGAATATAGAGGAAAATTCGCGGATTTTTATGCAAATGCTCCTCTAGGCATCCAAAAGTTTTCCCAATTGCGCGCCCTCCAGTTAACCAATTCCATGTGAACCCCCGGCTGTAAATAGCCGGGAAGTCCACATAACCGGATGGTAAATATAGCGTCATTTTACACTAACACGAACAACGGTATTACCTTGTTTCGTTTCGGCAAGTTCAAATACAAGATGCAGCTTTTCATCTGCTTTCGCATATTCGTCGCGCGCCGTCAGAATATCACCGTCAAAGTCATCAACAATGCGCTGGAAAATTTTAGTTGCAACAAGCCCGCCGTTGTAGTATTTCGTGTTATCTTCGGCGAACGTCAGTACAACGAATGCTTTGTCATCCAGAACGGCGAAATCGAAATCGGTAATCGTTACACCGTCGGCATACTTTTTAATGATATCTTTAGTTTTGATCTGCTCACGTCCGGTCATCAGTTCGGAAAGGACGGTCATTTTTTCAGCGGTTTTCTTAAAATTGTACATTGTAAAATCTCCTATTCAAGTAAATAATTTATTTGTGTTAGATAGTCTGCATATGCTTTTGCAATAGAAATTGTATACTCACCATCGAGAATTGCTGCATTGCCGGGAACTAAAATTGTATGCCCATCGATTTCGCGATATTCTGGCATATGATCGTGATAAACCACAATATTTTTTCCTGCTAATGTGAATTCAAATCCCGATTGAAAATTATCCAAACTTTGCAATTCCTTTGCGGCATATGTTTTAATGCGTTCAGTTTGCTGATCGACTGGAAGTTTTTTAGTTGATACCCCTGCGCACGTTATTCCGAGAACTCCGTGTTTTTCATATGCATACTTTTTAGCTCCCAGCGTTATGAAATTATCATAGGGTTCTTCGTTTTCAAAAACACCCATATAATGACGCTTGCCGTTTTTATCATCGGCATAAGATTCGTTGACTTTACATTTTTTAACGATTTCTTTGTTCAGTTGACTGAATGAGTGTTTGCCGATATACTTGACACTATCAGTATCACAGTACACAAAATCTTTGCCTACAATATCGATAGCGTGCCTAAGTGATTCGCGTGTTCGCGCAGTTGTCCACACGCCAAATTGATATGGTAGAACGGTTTTTTGTAACCGGCCATCATCTTCTTGAACATATTCGTTCTCCTTGTATTGCCAATTATCAATATACGGGTCCTGTGCACTCATACCATAAATGGCATTTAGTTTATTTTTACTTTTCATGTAAAAATATTCCTGACCCTCAACGCCCTTTAATGCGGTTTTCGCTTTATAGTATTCCTGCACAACTTTAACTAAACCTTTTGGAAGAATTCCATAAGTAGCGTCCCACAATTCCAGAATTTCGGCTGATTCCCAAGTGTAGTTATCTTTTACAATTTTATAATCGATATCTGTTAGCGCTGTTTCTAGCACGTTAGCGCATACTACACGACCGTTATCTAATACTCGTTCGCCTATAACTTTTACTTTTGCAAATGATAGATAAGGTTCAGGCGGAAACGGGTCTTTTGAAAATAACTTTGTGAATCTAATCCGAAAAACTAATGCCTTTTTGTGTACAAATAGCAACTTTTCCATCTGCTCAAATGTAACATTTTTACGTAATTTGAAAGAAGAAACTGGAAATTTTTCTATACATTGAACGCTCGGATAAGCTGACGATTTGTCAACACTTTTAACATTTTTTAACACTTTTCCGGAATATGCGGGATTCGCATGAACATCACCCCCTCGAAAGGCATCTTTTAATATGCGGTATAAATCTTCATTTGGGTACAGCGGTTTTAAGTACTGCTGAAAGTACGCAACTGCCTTTCGTACATCTCGGCGCACATACCCGGTCGACGTTAACGGTATTGAATATAAGCTATCGCCATCTTTTTCCATTTGGATTCTCATTGCTTCTATCAATCCGACAACGTCATTTTCACAATAATTCAGTTGACTGAACGACAATTCCGTCCACGGATACCGCTTCGCTTTATAATCGAAATCGTCGCCCGACAACTTAGAATGCTTCGCTCCCATTTTATGGGTAAAAGCATCCAGTGACATATTTGTTTGTTTGTAAGAACATCGAAATTCTATATTTTTCCAACGTGCTGTAATTGGTTTCCGTTTTCCGACAAGAAAAACTTTTTGCCAATCAAAAAACCATCTCATAAATTGCCATTCATACGCTAAATTATGTACCCATACTATAAGTACCTGTTTTGACGGCAAATTGTCATTTATACGTGTTAAGCAATC